CAACGGCGTGAAGGTGCCATGGCGAACTTATACGGAAACCGATAATTAAAACTATTAGCCCTTAACTTCTTCACGTTTTCCGTTAGGGGGCGAGACAGTCCTTATCCACTCCTTAACCATATTTCGATATTCAATTTTGATATTGAAAACCATGCTAACCTCTTCTTGAATTCCGTTCAGGTAACTTATTTTAAAAACCATATCTTTGTCTTCGCCAATCATTTGATTGTCAACTTCAAACACTTGCGCTTCTTTAGATTCAATCTGGTCAAAATACCAAGTTCTTTTATTATTAAAATTGCATTTAACACAGGTTATCCCGTGACCTGCGTTGAGCAATCTTAGGAGATGTGTGGCTGGGCCATGTGGATTGGCCAAATCTTCAAACTTTAGAACGAACCGAGGCTCAATAGAAGCAACAAGTTGAGCATTCTGTAATCTTGCATTTTGCTCATTAAGGCAGAGCTGGCTCTCGTTGATGGCAGCCATGGTTTTTTGCTGTTCAACGCTATTACGCAACTCTTCTGTCTGATTGGCGAGGGCATCAGAACTTATTTTCAGTTCTTGTCCTTGCTGTATGAAGCCCAAAATCAACCAAAGGAATGCAATTGGCCCAACGGCGCCAGCCAAAAAATCACCAACAGCGTTTAAATCCATGGTTCGAAGTGCAGGAAGTCTTCCAGCAGTCAACCAAACGAGAAACATCAAATAAGAACCTGTAATAACACATCCTATTGAAAATAACTTGGTACGCATAAAAGCTCCCTACCGCACAGGAAAGATCTAGAGCATAGCCTACGCAGTGAAACTACACCCTCCCCCTTCAAAGTCAGCCGCTATAGCGGCAAGGACGAAGTCATGCCTGAAGAAATTGTGAAAGCCTGGCCGGACCACTATCGCTATATCGACACGATTGGCCCGGAAGGGCTTGAGGTGCACTGCATCACCTACCAGGTGATCGGCGAAACCGAACAGTGCTACTACATCGGCGATACACATACCTGCGCAATGGTTAAAGGCCCTCAATGCAGCTGGACTGCTGAGGCGATCAAGAAACGTCGTAAGCGTGTGCTGAAAGAGGGTGGCGAGTGGGGCCGGCGCTTCGCCTACACCGACAAGACGCTGGCACTGCGCTCGTACAAGGCACGTAAAGCATGGCAGATGAAACATGCCCAGTTGTCCATGGAGCGCGCAAAGGCGGCAATCGGTTACTTCGGCAACCATGAAGTGGAAAGCCCCGTGCCGACCGAGGCCGTGACCATCCCAAGCGAATATATCCAGGGGCTGAACTGGGAGGATTACTGATGATCATCGACGATGTAATGACCGACAAGAACACCCTGCACGGCCTGGGCTTTGTGCAGGTCCAGCTGGAAGGCAATCAGCGCCTGCACGTCTGGCACCCTGAGTTGCCGCGCCGCGCCTGCTTTGAGCATTCGGCGATCCATGACCACCGTTTCAACTTCACCTCCCGGGTTATCGTCGGGAAGCAGATCAATCACTGCTTCGAGCTGGAGCGGTGCGACGAAGGTGGTTTCGTGCTGTATCTGCACGAAGGTGCACGCACACTAGGTGGCGGCAGACCATGGACTCCCGACGGCCGCGCCCACCTGATACCGGATGGCGTAATCACCGTGGAAGCCGGCAATGACTACAACACCCGGGCATACCACTACCACCGCACCGAGCCAGGCGGTGATGGCCGAGTAGCCACGATCATGGCGAAGCGCGGCGAGTACCCGGCCGGCGCCCGCTCAACCTGCGTCTATGGCATACAGCCCGACACCGACTTCGACCGTTACCAGTGGTCGCCAGCCCAGCTCTGGGAAATTGTCGCCGACGTGATGCTCGGTCAGCGGGTGACGCCATGATCGCCACCCTCTGGTTCGCCTACGTGTGCATCTACAAGGGGCCAAGGCCATGAAACAGCATCGCGTTTTGATCGGCGACTGCATTGAGTCGATGCGGACGCTGCCTGACAAGTCGGTTCAGATGTGCGTCACCAGTCCGCCCTACTATGGGCTGCGGGATTACGGCATGGCCGGGCAGATCGGCCTGGAAGAAACTCCCGCTGAATTTATCGCGCGCCTGGTGGAGGTCTTTCGCGAAGTGCGCAGGGTTTTGCGTAATGACGGAACGCTATGGGTAAACATGGGCGATACGTATGCTTCAATCGCCGGGGGTTACGCAGATGGTGGTTCCGCTGGCAAACACGACATGGTTTCTCGGGCTACGCGCGGTGCGGTATTGCGCGGCAAGCGCCGAGCTCCACCGATGGGTTTAAAACAAAAAGACCTGATGGGCGTGCCCTGGCGACTCGCCTTCGCCCTTCAAGATGATGGCTGGTACCTGCGCCAGGACATCATCTGGCATAAACCGAACCCCATGCCTGAATCCACCAAGGACCGTTGCACAAAGTCGCACGAGTACGTGTTTCTCTTGAGCAAGTCACCACGCTATTACTATGACCAGGATGCGATCAAGGAGCCTGTAGCGCAGAGTTCGATCATACGAATGGCTCAGGATCTCGAGCAACAGCGCGGCAGTGATCGAGTGCCCGGAAAGTCAAACGGCCCAATGAAAGCGGTGCGCAGCAAGCGGGACAGTTTCAAGCGCGATGATTCAAAGCGAGAGCAACCTTTCCCTGGGCAGTCACTGGGAACACACCGGCCAGATCGAGAGGAAAGTTCCTGGCCCTTGAACACTCGTAACAAGCGCAGTGTGTGGACGGTGCCGACGCAAGGTTTCAAGGGTGCGCACTTCGCGACCTTCCCTCCGGACCTGATCAGACCTTGCATCCTGGCCGGCGCGCCACTCGGCGGCATCGTGCTTGACCCTTTCGGCGGTGCCGGCACTACGGCGGTGGTCGCCATGCAGGAAGGTCGCAAATCAATCCTGTGCGAACTGAACCCGGAATATGCCGCAATGGCTGACCGCCGGATCGCGACAGCCTGGCTCGACGGCGCCGCACAGATGGATGTTTTCCGCGACACCGCGCAACACCCAGCAGCCTAACCCAATCCCCCTACATGCCTGCCGGTGAGCGGCGGGAGAGGTACGTCTATGTCGAACGACCAGCACGAGGTCGCGGCTACCGCCTAACGAAGGCGCAAATTAATAGAGAGCAACCAAGTCCGGTTAGCGCTGGCAATGTGAAAACCGAACCGCACGCCAAGCTGGCTACGCCTCCAAAAAAACATGGACCTAGAAAAATACTCGAAAACTTCATCGCCGCACTCCTTAGCAGTGCTGCGTAGCTTACTAAATGTTTTGACCACTGTTACAAATTTTAGACAGCGGTCAGCTCCCACTGCGGGCAGGCGAATTTCGTCGGCTCAGGCATAACTACTCTATGCCGCCGCCCAGCGCGGCAAGGACATCCCATGTTCGCTATGAAACTCACCCTGCTTTTGCTGGGCGCTTTGCTGTACCTGGTCGGAACCTGCACCTGGTTCATCTGGATATGCCCCGACCTAGTTGGTACCGGCACCACCGAGGCGCTGCTCTACGCATTCGCCGGCACCTGCACCTGGCTGCTGATCACCTTCGGTCTGGCCATTCAAATCATCAAGACAGCGCGGCCCACGGCCGGCAAGAGGTAGGTATGGACGGAATTCACTTCCTGTCGCACGAAGACGTCTGCACGCTCACAGGTGCCAGAACCAAAGCTGGCCAGATTCAGGTGCTCAAAAGGAACGGCATTCGCCACACCATCAAGCGCAGCGGATGGCCATGCGTCATCGCGTCCTCCCTAACCGGCGAGGCCATTGCTGTATCAGCAGAGAAACCAAAGTGGCAGCCACGGCTGGTGAGTTAAATGGGAAGGAAACCAACAAACCCTGACAGCGTTACCCGCCTCAGGAAGCGCAAGCAGCGCAGCGGGATCATCTATTACTACTACGACATCGGCGGCTCTCCAAGGAAGGAGATCGCCCTGGGCAGCGACTATGGGCTGGCGATTGTCGAATACGCGAAGCTGGAAAAGAGTCGCGCCTCGTCTGCCATGGTGCAGGGGGTGCTGACATTTGCCTATGTCGCAAACATCTACATGGGCGAGGTGGTACCCACCAAGAGCCCGGCAACACAGAAGGATAACGCCCGGGAGCTGAAGCAACTGCTGAAGTTCTTCGATGATCCGCCGGCGCCACTGGAGGCGATCGAG